CTCGCTGGCGAAGGCAAAATTGAAGCGGCTTGCGAATGGATAGACACTTTCCTTGATAGCACTGATCGTAAATTAGTTGTATTCGCCCATCACGTTGCCGTGGTAGACGAAATAGCCAATCGTTACGGTGGGCTTAGAGTCGCTGGTAAAGACTCTGCCGAGGCTCGCCAAGAAGCAGTCGATTCATTCCAGAACGATCCTGATGCTCGGGTTATCGTTCTCAACATGAAGGCTGGTGGTGTAGGGCTTACCCTCACTGCGGCTTCTGATGTTCTTTTTGTGGAACAAGGTTGGACTCCAGCAGAACACGATCAGGCAGAAGATCGTTGCCATCGTATCGGTCAGGACGACAATGTTTCTGCTTGGTACCTTCTCGCTGATGGGACTATCGATGATGACATTTATGAACTCATTGAAGCGAAGCGTTTAATCGTAGATAGCGTCACTGATGGCGAGGAACCAGATTCCAATACTGTGCTCAATGATCTAGTCAAGCGTTTGATCGCTAGGACTCAATAGGAGAGGCATGAATAGGAACGAAAAAATACGTTACGCCAGATTGTGTAGAGAGGCAGAAGACCAATGGGAATTTGCTTTATCTCACGCTCGTGATGACAGCGATCAGGCTGAACCTGCTTTAACGGAACAGTTAGTTAGGTACACAGCGATTTCCCAAATGGCGGCAGTGGCTAAAGAGATGAAACGTCCTGTCCGGGTATATCACGGCTGGGAAGTCATGGACGAAAGTTCAGTGATGACTGAATCCCATGAAGGTTTAATCCTTGCTGATGCGGCTGTTACAGATAGATCGGAGACATGCTTAGTGCTTGCTCCTTTTAATCAAGACGTAAAGCCTTCTGCAATAGTTTGGGTGGTTGCACATTATGAGAAAATTTGGAAAATAGAAATCGACTGGGGTGAAGAAGATAACGAATAAAGAAGAACAGTTGCTTGTAGAAATGGCCAACGGAAGTACCGTTGAATCTTTAGAACTTGAGATGTTGTCTGGTAAATCTGCCGACGACTACCAAAGAGAATCTGAAAAACAAGTAAAACCATTTCATAGAGATGATCTAAAGTGGAACAAGTTGTTTCACTTATTAAAAACGCTCCTAGATGGAGCCGATATCAAGAGAGGTAAATAGATATGCCAAAATCAAGAACACCTGCAATACCTAAAGTTATTGACAAGGTAGAGCAGGCTAATGACGCAGTAGCAGAAGCGAAAGCCGCTTATCAGGAGGCACAAAACGATTTGTTAAAGACACTTCGTTGGGCACGTGATAATGGTGAAACTTTAGACAACCTTGCAGACACTCTTCGTTGCACGAAACAGTGGATTCATCGTTGGACTTCTTATGGTCACGACCATAACAGCGCATACATTAAGGTTCCCTTAGAAACCGTATAAATAGTAAGGTTAGGTAATGGGAAATATTGCTGACGACTTAGAAGAACTCATAGTGGGGATTGACTCAGTTCAGTCTCACCCCTCTAATCCTAGACAGGGCGACGTGCCCGGTATAGCAGAGTCTTTAGATGTCAATGGTCAGTACGCGCCCATTGTCGTAGACCTACGCAACGGAAATATCCTTGCAGGCAACCACACATGGAAAGCAGCAAAATCTCTTGGGTGGAAAGAGATTGCTGTTGTCCATGTGGAGGTTGACGACCAGCAGGCAAAAAGAATTCTGTTAGCAGATAATCGAACTTCTGATTTAGCGACTTATGACCGACAGAATCTCATAGAACTAATCGAACGACTTTCACCTGACTTAGAAGGTTCAGGGTGGGATAAACGCTCACTCGAACGACTTTACCAGATGGAAGAATTTAGCGACTTTGAAGACATCTTTTCAGGAGGCGATGGTCCCGGCAGTCAAGATGAAGCAACAACTGCAAAGATTTCCGTAGGCAAAAATCTTTTACTTGTCGAAGCCGAATACTATAAAGAGTGGTTCGGCAACATATCTGATTCCTGCGGTGGGGCTAAGGAAGCGTTGCATCACATAAGAGGGATGTTAGGGCTAACCGAGGACCCTGATCCTAAACCAAATGTTAAATCTAAAAAATGGAAAACGATTTCTGGAGAGACACCTAAACATGTTGGGCTAGACCCATTGAATTGGGTTCCTATAGATTCAGTTTCTCCTCACCCAGAGAACGCTCGTCAGGGTGACATCGGGGCTATAAGTGAATCATTAAGAGTGAATGGCGTTTATAGGCCTTTACTAATTCAGGAGTCAAGCAGTCTGATACTTAAAGGTAACAATACTTGGCAGGCGGCTAAATCTCTTGGCTGGGACGAGGTTCCTGTTGTCTTTATGGATTTAGATGACGATGAGGCGACAAGGATAATGCTTGCTGATAATCGGTTGGCGGATAAAGCCGGTTACTACAATTCGTCCTTAGCGAATGTGTTAATGGACTTAGACAGCCTTGATGGTACAGGCTTTCAGCCAGCAGACATTGAGGAAGTACTCAAAGACCTTCCTCAAGAGAGAGACCCAGCAGCGATTATCGACGCTCCCGCAGATGTCCGACGAGTAGCGACCTTAAAGTTTGGCACTACCAGTGTCCAAGTTTGCGGCAGGCAGTATTCGGAATGGGAACATAAAATGATTACTGATGGGTATTTATCTAAAGAAGAAAGAGGATACAGGATAGGGCAGTTGCTGAAACTTGACACCTCCTCTTTTTCGGTGTGGGCTTCAGTCGCTGATCCTACAACTGGGCATAACGAATTTAAGAAATGAGCAGGAACCCAAAATTTGTTCAAATCAAATTAGTGGATATTAGTTCTTTAGAAAAAGCCGCTTATAACCCTCGTAGGTCTGATCCTCACCGTTTCGAGATGGTTAAAACTAGCCTTAAGAAACTTGGGTGGCTCTTACCCATGTATGCGACTCCAGCAGGAGAGGTTTTATCAGGGCATCAACGTTTAGATGCTGCTAGAGAATTGGGGGCTTCTAAGGTCCCGGTGGTGTTTCTTGATGGGCTTGATCTTCAACGTCGCAAAGGCGTAAATATAGTTTTTAATCGAGCGACTAACGACATGGATAAGCAAGACACTGGAGAGTCTCTTTCGGAACGATTACCTTTATCGGTTGTTCTTGGGGCTTCAGAAGGTTTACCTGATATAGAAGTCGATTCAGACGAGTGGTATCCATGTATGAGTATTAAGAAAGAAGACACTAGAGAACTAGCGAGTAAAAATATCCAGCAGTTCAAATACCACACAATTCGGCAAGCAGAGAGTCTTTACCATTGGGGGAGAACAAGTATCCCTCTTGTTGTGACTCATAAAGGTGATGTTGTTAATGGTATCGGGAGATTGCAGCACGCTACAGAAGTAGGGATACCAGAAGTTCAAACAATCACAGTCTCTAAAAGCAAAGCAAAACTGGCTCAGATAATGCTCAATCATTTATCTATGGATTTCGACTTAGAGGATAAATATGCAGACGTTCTCCGGTATAACTCTTTCCGCAGGGCTAGTAATCGGCAAAACTTTTTAATGCCGACTATGTGTTGTGATCTGATATCTGCTTTATCTCGGACAGGCAAAACTCAAAGACCAGCGTCTACATTTGATGTTGAAAACCCTGTACATGTTGATGCATGGAAAAAATGGTATGGAACGACAGTTTTAGATTTTGGGGCTGGGCTTCTCGACAAGTCTCACACTATGCAAGATGTAATGGGGATCGACTGTGTAGCCTTTGAGCCTTATTACACAGGTGGTAAAGACTCTGGTTTCGACATAGAAGGCGCTCGTTACATAACTGACATGTTTCTTGCCCGTGTTGCTGACGGAACAAAATTTGATTCAATCTTTTTAGCCTCCGTACTTAATAGCGTTCCTTTCCATAGCGACCGTCTTCATATTGTTCGCATTATTTCAGCGCTATCTTCTTCTTCTACGACTGTTTACGCTGGCGCTATTTCTAGAACAGCAGACAGATACTTGGCGGCTACAGGTCAGAAAGACAATATCTCTAATCACGAAACACAATTCGACTCTTCGTTTTCAGCAGGGTACGAAGAAGGTGTCGTTGTTTCTGATTTGATAAAACGGCCAAAAGTTCAAAAATACTTCTCGACTAATGAATGGGAAGAACTGTGGAGAGTTGGATTCCGTGACGTTCGCACCTATCTTTACACTCCTAACAGCCTTGTCCAATGCATAGCAGGAAGTCCGGTGGATATAGACCCGGTGGCTTTAGCCGAAGCAATACGCTTTGAATTTGATCTTCCCTATCCAGAAGGAAGCCTAGATAGGGCTG